GCTGACATCCGCAAATTCTTTACAGATGTACAGAAAGGGCTGTATAAAGGGCGTGAAGCTGAGCGTGACCGGATTGAGCGCGACATTTTTGCTGCCCAGCAGGAAGGTCGCATCGTACAGACATGAACCAAGGAGCTGACTAATGGCTTATCCTGTCACAACCGGCCGCGTTGACTACAGCGGCAACTTCATCCCCGAAATCTGGTCGGGCAAGCTGATCGAGAATTTCTACGATGCCACCGTGCTCGCAGCGATCTCGAACACCGACTACGAGGGTGAGATCAAGCGGTTTGGCGATACGGTGAACATCCGCACCACGCCGACCATCACCATCAACAACTATGTCAAGGGCCAGACCCTCACGGTCGAGAACCCCGACAGCCCCAAACTGCAGCTGCTCATTGACAAGGGCAAGTATTTTGCGGCTATCGAGGACGACGTCGACAAGGTGCAGTCCGACATCCGTCTCATGGACATGTGGACGAAGGACGCCTCCGAGGGCATGAAGGTGCAGATCGACTCCGATGTGCTCGCCGGCATGCTCCCAGACATCGCCGCCACCAACAAGGGCGCGACCGCCGGGGCCAAGACCTCGTCGTTCAACCTCGGCGTAACCGGTACCCCGGTTGTGCTGTCGAAGGACGGCGTCGCCACTGGTTCGGTGCCTGTCACCGACTTCATTGTCGACATCGGCACGGTGCTTGACGAGGCCAATGCGCCCGAGTCGGATCGCTTCCTTGTTATCCCCGCCAAGATGGCCGGGCTTATCAAGAAGTCCGAGCTCAAGGATGCGTCCATCACCGGCGACGGTACGTCCATCCTCCGCAATGGGCGGCTCGGCATGATTGACCGGTTCACGGTCTACGTGTCGCATAACCTCGTCTCGACGGCGACCGAGTTCAACATCATCGCCGGTCACAAGATGGGGCTGACCTTCGCCTCGCAGATGACCGAGATGGAGACCCTGCGGTCGACCACGACTTTCGGCAACATCGTCCGCGGCCTGCAGGTCTACGGGTACAAGGTGGTCAAGCCGGAAGCTCTTGCTCAGGCTGTCGTTTCCTTCGCCTGATGATTTTTGAGGCGGGCCGCTTCGGCGGCCCCCTCTACATGGAAGGAGGTAATCATGGCCAAGTATCTCAGGAACAAGAACGACGGCACGATCTACCCGTGGCATGAGCTGCTGGCGCAGCACGCGAATGTAGAGGAGGTCTCCGAGAAAGAGGCTTTCCCTGAACGGTTCGTTGACAAGAAGCTGCTGGCCAAGGCCAAGCGCCGGCGCAAGAAAGCCAAGGCTCCGAGTCTTGAGACGAAGAAAATACCGGAGCCGCCAGCAGACCCGACCGAGCTTGACATCGAGTTTACCAAAAGGACGACTGTATGACGCCTGCGGACATCATAACTGATGCGCGGGTGCTGCTGAACGACACGAGCGCCACCGCCTACCGGCAGTCCGACACGACAATGCTGGGGTTTGTGCAGCAGACGCTGCATCGTATCGCGTTGCTGCGCCCGGACCTGTTCATCAAGCAGGGAACCATACCCGTGGTAGCCGGAACTGTGTATCAGGCTCTCCCGGCCGGGGCTGTGCGCCTTGTCGATATTTACGCCACCTCTGTTGGTACCTCGGTGTCAGAGGTTGACCGCGAGGTGCTGGATCGCACGGACCCGGCGTGGAGGCAGGCGTCCGGCACGCCGACAAACTTCATGCGCAACCCGCGTGATCCGGTGCGGTTCATGCTGTACCCCGCTCCGGCGGCGGGTGTGTCTGTTGAGGGCGAATATGTTGCCTCGCCGGCGGCGCACGCGCTGTCGGACCCAATTACGGAGCTGCCGGAGGCTTATCGCCCGATACTTGTTGACGGGGTTGTGTTCTTGGCATCGTCTGTTGACGACGAGCATGTAAATACTGGGCGGGCCAAGCTGTTTTATGATGCCTTCTCCAAGACACTGCAGGCGGGCGTGGAGTCCCGCAAGGTGACTGACGACGATTACGCTGCCCTAGACATGAAGAAGGTGAGCTGATGGCCACGACTGCGTTTTCCACACTTGCAGGCAAGGTGGCGCTTAGCGCTCCCGGATGCCCCGAGCCGACAGCGGTGCAGTTCTTGCGGTCTGCTGCCATCGACTTCTGCGGCCAGACGCATGTGTGGCGGCACGTGGCCGCGCCTATAGCGCTGATTGGCGGGGTGTACGAGTATTCCTACAACCAACCGGCAAATTCGGTTGTGCAGGCGGTGCTTAGCGCCGTGCGTGACGGTGGGTATAACCTTGCCAGCCTGACCTTGTCAGAGCTGGCGCTTGTCTACCCGTCTTTTGGCGACACCACGGTGGCCGGCGCGCCAGACGTGCTATCTGAGGTGTCGCCAACCAAGTTCATAATCCAGCCCGTGCCTGACGGCAGTTACACGCTGCAGATGACCTATGCGTTGAAGCCCACGCCGTCGGCTACCGATATGGACAGCGATGTGCTGGATGAAATTCAGGAGGCCCTTGTGCACGGGGCGCTGCGCGACGTGCTGGCAATGCCCAACACGCCGTGGCATGACACGTCACTGGCAACCTATCATGCCAAGATGTATGCTGCAGCGGTGTCGAAGTCCAAGGCGCAGGCGCGCATAGGGCGGCAGCGGGCCTCTGTTACGGCGCGTGGAGACAGGTTTGCGTAGCAGGCGCGTTTCTGCTACACATAGACAGGACAACAGGAGGCTAACATGGCGGCCAAGAACGCGAACGTGGTTGTACCAGCTGGGGGGACGTGGGTGAGGCTCACCGACTCCGCGGCGACTGTAACTTCCATAACCATCGACAATGTTGGTACGGCGGATGTCGTTATACAAGGGACTACGGGCGCGGCGCCTACTGCCGGGTCCACAGATGGGGTGAAGATACCGCCCTACATGAAGGTGGTGAACTTCCCGCTGGCCGACCTGTTCCCCGGTGTGGCTGCTACGCAGGTGTGGGCGATTGCCCCTGCCGCCGATGGAGAGGTGTTTGTGAGTCATGTCGCTTAACCAGAAACAGCAGAGACACGCGTGGTTTGTTTTGGTGCCCAGCACAAGAGGCGGTGGGTATATGCTTGTGCCGCGGCATACTGGCCCGGCGTTGCTGCTTGTTGAGACTGGTGGGCGCCTGCTTACTGAGACTGGTGGGTTTATATTGTTTGAAGGGGCGCAGTGATGACTGACTATAAGGTATCTGCATTGACAGAGGCGACTAAAGTCGCGGACTCGGACGAGCTGTATGCTGTTGTTGCTGGCAATAGCCGGCGTATCACTGCGCGGAACTTCATAGACAGCGCCGCCGGAACAGGCCCAATCGCTGCTGCTCTCACAGGATACACCCCCGTCGATGTGGTGGTGGGCCGCATGGCAGATTGGTCGGACGGTGGCTTCAACATGCGCGTGATCCAGCCTCGCACGAGCTGGTATAACGAAACCCTCGTGGCCGGAAATTGGCTGGGCGAAGCGGCAGACGAGACTGCTGCACGGGCAATCTCCGGTGCTGCCGCAGGCGACTACTATCACAACACGACTGATGGGAAGTTCTATTCGCTGAACGCAACTTCGGGCCAGACCGAGGTGTTCCGTGGCAACAAGGCTGGTTTCCCCGAGGAATATGTGGTGCTGGCGGAAGCCAACCGGGTGATTATCTTCGACGCGACCGATCCGGCGCTGCCGATGTGGATGGTGTTTTCTGGCTCCAGTTCAAACCTATTTGTGGCTTCCACCGGCGCGCTTTCATTGGCTTTTGACCACGCTGTAATGGTGATTGGACATATTTACGGCGCTATTGAAGTGAACTTTGCCAAGGACAGTGGGTTTGACCATAGGCACACAAACGCCGTCAATTACGCCGGAGACTATCTTGGCAACATCGCAGAACGTAATGCGACAAAAGGCTTCGCCAAGAACATCAAAAAATTCATCGTCGAGTCCACTATCCACGACGTAGCCATCACCGTCCTCCCCGACGCACCAATCGACCCTGCCACGGGCATGCCATACGTCACCATCGCGGTCGCTACGGACGGCGGAATTTCCCAGATCGGCTGGGATGGGAACGGGAATACTGATGCGGTTTGGGATATTACCGGGCAGGCTAACCCGGTCAAATCCGTGGCGTTTACCAATGACAACCGTATTGCAACGAACGAGCAATACAACAATTTCGTAGGTATCTACGATGTGCTGACAGCGGATGTGTCCTACACAACCTATTCAGAACGGTATCTCTACGCATATCCCCCCGCAATTTGGCAGGCTGGAAGCATCCTGTCCGGCGACGCAGTTCCGATGCGCGACTCTATTCTGGCGTTGGGGCGGCGGACATCAAACACCGGCTACCCCGGCTATGGTCTGGAGCTTCTCAAGCGCAACCCCGGCTCCTACTCTTACGGCATGGTCAACCACCTGACCACCACCTACCTGTCCGGCTGGATGCCCGGAGACATTCGCGGAGCATGGCTCGCTGACACCACG